GCTTTAAGAACTCAGAACCCGGCTCTTCTATAAACTCGAACTCTCCGGGGGCTCTCCTCGCTCCTTGTGCGAATTTTTCTTGACCTACCTTGGTTGCACCCGATGCGGCCTTAGCAAGCATTGCGGCCCGCAGTACGTTTTTACCTGTTTTTGTTTTTCTTAAGGCCTGATAGCCCTTTGCCGCTTTACCAACAAAACCAGCGGCCCCAGTGAGACCACCAGTTGCGGCATTTAACGCTATTTCAAGTGCTACGCTTTTTAACAAATCGCCCCAAAACTTTTTAGTAGACTCCTTTTTAGCTCCTCGTCCAGCTTTAGCGTATGCCGCTTTTGACGCTATTTCTTGCTGTCCCAGTCTGGCAATCTCGTCTGAAATGTTGGCTTTCTCTTGAATGTATTTAAGATCAGCCGCTGTCCTACCTTTAGTACCAACAAGGGCTTGTTGTGTCTCAAAAGCTTTTCTGTGTGCTTCAAACATGCTTGCCATAATAAAACTTCCTTATGTTAAATCTTCCCAGTTACTACCACTTACCTCTACGGGTAGGAACTCTGAATAGTATAGCTTGGCACCCAGACGTAAATAGAGCCGGAGATGTTTCCCCGGCAAACGTGCGTATCTCCGCTCTCCATCAGCCATCTGATTAAGTGATGGCGGATGTTCTGATATAGAGATAGGACTCTGGGTACTGTTCTTTAATCTTCTTTCCTCTGCTGTTAAAGGCATTAACTCACCCTCGTATATAATGGTCTGTACTCTACAGCTAGGTCATTGATCTGAACACCCTCTGAAGTCCCTGTGGCGTTTGAGGGATTCAGAATTTTAAATCTTATGCTTTGACAGGATATTGGGCTACTGGGTCTGGCCCGAACCTGTTTCCAACCAGAACCGGTGCCGCTAAAATTACCTGTAAGCTGACTTGCAAAACCTGTACCACCGTCAGTATCATAATAAACAGGCTGTGTCTGGTCATTATCACTCTTATATGTCAGTGTCACGCCGTAAACCTTCTTCTTTCTTCCCGGCTCACCAAAATCAATGTCCTTTGTCACCACTGCGAACTTGGTAGCGGCCACATCCCTTAGAGCGTCTGACCATTCTTTTACATTGTAAGTATCGGCAACAGCCTCCCAGTCGTTACCACCAGACAAGTCTTCCCAGTTTGTGTTAACACCGTTCCAGACCAGATCACCTGTACTCTTGTTAGAATAGACTGTGACCATGTTCCCGTTCCAGTCTGGTACCATATTGGTTCGGTTAAAGTTGTCACCAAAAGCTGACTGCCCGTATGTCCATGAGTTGGTACGAAAGTCATATACATATACATCACCAGTATCAGCAAATGCATCTTTCAATATGACCAGATAATACTTTTTGGGATTGTACCCGATGAGGGTATCCCGCTGAAAGAAAGACTGCCATGTTGTTTCGTCAATACGGTTCAATAATATGTTCCTCACCTCACGACCGTCATACAGGTAAACACCAAACTTGTTACACCAAGCGATCCCAAACTCTGTCTTGGTGGTGGCATAGGGGTGTTCCACACCTACAAAATCTTTAATATCTTCCACATACCAGTTAGCTGGGGATGGGGAAGCGATGTTAATGATATACATCTTCTTGTTCTTGAAAGCCAGCAATCGGTCTGAAAACTCCTGAAGACTGGTAAACTCCTCAGCGTCACCCTTCACAACGTCAATGAAGAAGCTTCTGGGGAATGTATCAAACTTGCCGATAGGTGTATACATGAGCCGATCACGCATCTGCACAGTCTGACCTTCCTCGTTCTGGGTCTTTACATTGGCTACAAAACATCGCCTGTTAGCCACCACGGCTGTTTTGTACCCTTCACCCGCACCGGATATGGTTATCTTCTTCTCGTCATGAGAGAAACCGTTGAGAATCTCATAGGTCTCAAGGCTTGGAGATAGTGATTTGACTGTATTGACATAAACCTGATCCCCGCTATTTAGTGTCCAAGCGGCGTAGTCACCTGATGTTTCCGCACGTACACCGTCCGCAAGGTCAATATCCATCAGTAACGCCCAAGGATCATCAGTATCGTTCTTACGTATATATATCCTCGCCCCACTTATTCTTTCATCAAATGCGGCTGTAGCTCTTACACTGACTGAAAGTGCATAATTATTACCAGCCGGTGTGTGAGTTTGGGCGTAGCTTGCGTTACCATCTGGATCGGGGTTTGGCACATAAAGTAAAGACTCTTGATTGCCATCATATATAAAACTGGTGGCTACCTGATAGCGTAAGTTCTCATAAGTACCGCCAGACGCTACATCAGCGATAGTAATTTGAAAGCCAGTGCCGGCTGAGGGGTAAGCAGATGCATGTATAGTAAGCTCCGTAGGTGCCGCAAGACCGTTGGAGTTGTCATACCAGTTTTTAAATCTTGTATTAGCCGTAAGCCTTAGCGATCCAAAATGCTGTCTCTGTACAAAGCCATACCAGCGAGGTTCTGTAGCCGCTCCAAGTGACGCATCAGCAACCCTAAGAGCCTCATCAGCGAAATAAAATACACCCTGTGTTAGCTTGGTAATGGATGGTGTACCGGACTCATTAGCGTCTGTAGTTAAAAGACCACTATGGTCTAATGTAAGGGTGTGATTTGCTACATTGAACACCCTAACCGCATTTAGGTTGTTAGCCTTATCTTCGTCATCACACCCAGCGATACCAAGTATATCACCCTTTCTAAAACCGGTGGCAATAAAAGTGGTTACTCCGGCATCTGATACAATGGTATCCTTAGCGTCTGATCCAGAGTTGTCATTGAAAGCAAGATTATTAGCGGAGTAGCCTTTAGATGTGACAGTCCCTAGGTCTATAGCCCCGGCGGTAAAGGAATCTCCCTTCAGATCATACAGATCAACCGTAGCAGTCTTTGAGTCCATAACAGCAAGCCACTCTTCACCAGTATCTAGACCTCCACCAATCCTTGTAATGGTGACCGTTCCCGCCTCGTTAGCGTCATTGGTAAAGACACCATCTTCCTCAAGTGTGATTGTGCTGGTTGTCACAGTTTTAATTGTCAAACCTGCTAGGTTATTTCCAGTTTCGTCTGTACAGCCAGTAATGCTAATAATATCTCCAGCCTGAAAGCCCAATGAAACAAAAGTACTATCATCATCTACTATAGTATCGTTATCTCCAGCCTGTGAAAAGGCTAGTTTGTTTGTAGCAAACGCAGACGCCAGTGTCGGAACATTCTCATGATCTGACCCAAACACAAAAGCACCATAGCCGGGTGTTATATGTCCGGCAGTATCGCTGGGAACTTCAGTATGTGCCACATCCCCTCCCATAGGTCTAACAGAACGCCTTTTGTCCATCACCGCATTGTTAACCTCAGAGATTTCGTTCTCACCGATATCACGTGGATCAACAGCGTCGTTCAAACCACCGGAGAAGTCATTCATATTGTAAAACGCTCTAGGCATGCATTGCTCTCTTTACCCAGCCATAGTAATATTTTTCCAGCTCAGGCCTTGTAAGAGCCAGTCTGGCGTACTCCATGATCCGATAAGCCCTTAACCTGTCAGACTCCAGCCTAGCGGTCGCCTTGATAGTGTTAGGGCCTACCTTCCCATCTACTTTTATCTTGTCCTTATTCTTCCCGTTACAGGCACGTTGAAGTATCTTGGAGGACTTGGCTATACCCTGATTGACCACCATGTCAAAGTACTGGCCCTGTAGTTTGTCGGGCAACCGCTCAATCTTGGCGGGTAACCAGTAATCATCTTTGTACAGTTCCACAGCGTCATCCACTGTCAGGTTCTCAATGTCAACATTCGGATACGCCTTCTTGGAAATACCGTACTTGGTCTCCCCGCCGGGGTCATCAGGGTCGTTTACATAGCCACCTTCCCGTTCAATAACCTTCTTTATCTCCTGATAAAAGGGCATTATTTTTTCTTCATTACCTTCATGCCCATCAAAACTTTCTTCATAGACGCCCAAATTAAGTCGTCCATCTTGCTCGGCGACATGGCGACGATTTTGTCTACCACCATAACACCGATTGCGATATATTGCCAGTTATCTGCTACAAAGTCCATACAGACCTCCTATTGTTTCTAAAATCATTTATCCAAATACTACAGAACTAACCAGAGCGAGAACAGAGCCAAGAATAACGCCAACAAGCGAACCCAGCCCCCGAAGCCACGCCACCTGCTTCGTAAGGTCAGATTGTCGCTCATCCAATTTTCCAAGATAGCTCTTAATCCATTTGACATCGGTTTTGACCTCAGCCAAGTCAGTT